AGATACTCGACGCGGTCGAACAGGCCAGAGTCCTCGTTGTGCAGCCTGCACTTGAGAAGCTCAGAGTTCCTTTTATCCGACGTCGCCGTGTAGGACTGTGAGACAAGGATCATTCGCCAATTGCCCAGCAATGCCCCGGGTGGGCGACGAGGGGGTGCGGGATGCGGGTGACTCGCTTGCCAAGCCGGGAAAGCTCAGCCTCGACGTCGTTGAACGTGTCGTGGCACTCGACCACGAACAGGGTTCGAGCCCACCTGCCCGAGTCTACGCAGCCCTGCAATGCAAGAACCTCGCCGCCTTCGATGTCGATCTTGACGAAGTCAGCCCCGCCCTCGCACGCGTCGTCGAGCGTCAGGCAGGGAACCTGAACCTCTTCGACGACAGGCACGGGTGCCATCCCGTCGCCGCCGATCGGATGCACCTCCAAGACGGAGTTGTGCCCGGACGACGCGCGGATGTAGAAGGGGGTGGTGCCCGTGATGTCAGACACGGCCGCCTTCACTGACGTGAGATTGGCCTTCGTCGGAATCTGAGAGAAGTTGCGTTCGTCAGGCTCGAAAGCCAGAACTTCATCAAACAGTTCGCACAGAGGCACGGCCCACGTGCCGACGTTCGCGCCGACGTCGACGGCGAGAGACTTGGACGCCAGCCTCTCGATCCCCTCTGTCACAGGTGCGGTGAGCCAGTTTTCGATTCCGTTCATGCTGTCAAATCCTCGCGTAGGATGGGGCTTCGATCTCACCGACCCTGATCGTTGGGGCGGTCCAATTTTTTACGCCGTACCCCCGCGATCTTTTTTCTGCTGGGGTCCACTTTGCTCGCACTTCCGCCGCCCGAAGCTCGATCTCCTCCGGGCTTGGGTCGAACCGCGATTCTCTTTCTGGCCTTGGGCCTAGGCTGAGCTTTCGGGCGATCCTCCGCAGCTTCTGGTCGCCGACATTGAGCTTCGCCGCCATCTCCGCGACTTTTGTCGTCAGCCAGCTTGCCTTCACGTACTCCACTTGCTTGACCGTCAGCCCCAGACGTCTCGCAAGCTGTTCGTTGGTCTTTTCCACCGAGAATCCTCCTAAAAAAGTCGAAAATCATGACGAAATGCTCCAGAGAAATTCCAAAGTGGCCCACCGCCGCCTCGCCTACCCGACGAGACGACGGCGGGACCACCGGAGGGGACGGTCACGGTGCGAACTGCTGCACCCAGTAGGTCTTGCCGTCGCGGCCCACGTAGCCGGCGACGCCAATCCGTGAATATCGTCGGTTCATGATGTTGGCTCGATGCCCGGGGCTACCAAGCCAAGATCGAACCGCAGCTTGGGCATGAGCCTGACCGGAGGCGATGTTCTCAATCGCCCCGCCGGAGTGAGCGAAGAACCCCTCGGTCGCCATACGATTGGCGTGCCGGCGAGCGCGACCCATCAGGCGGCAGTCGACGACAAGTTCTGGGAGACCGGCCTCCGCACGGGCGAGATTCGTCTCGGCGACGATCTGGGCCTCGCCCTCGGTCATGACGGTGCAGTCACCACCCAGCACGGCAAGCAAAAGCAAAGAAAAAAACATAAGCCCTCCTTGGCTTTAAGAATTCTGGACCCACTCCTTACCTCGACGCTCGAACAGCCGAACGTCCCTGCAACCCAACGCAGCCGCTATCGAAACGCACTGCGGTGAGAAGACTGCCAGTGTCTCGCGTGGATCGATGGAGCCGTCGGCAACCAAAAGACTCGCAGCCGCGCGGGCGAGGCCGCGACGACGACAGGAGGGATCGGTGAAACCCTCCAGCGTCTGCATCCCTCGCCAGTAGTGCGTTGCCGTCCATGCCGCGACTCTCTCTTGATCCGTCCTCACGATTGCGACCGGGGTGGATGAGGTTTTTTCCGTGACCTCGGCCTGAAACTCCGACTTCGGATTTGTGAGCCTCGTAGCGATGCAGTCGGCATCGATGAGGCTTAGTTTCGCTACCGTCGTCGTGAAGGCTTGCATAGAGTATGGATATCCGTACTAACGTCAAGGGTGTTTTTTCTGGACGGCGACAAGTTTCTTGACGCCGTTGACGATCTGCCACTCCCAGTGTTTGGGAGGTTTCTGTGGAGGCTCAGGGGGCCACTTCTCGCGAGAGGTTATTGATCCCAATCAAGCACCCGCTTTCAATGTCAAGATGGGCTCAAGAGCGTCCTGCGGAACAAAGTACGCGGGGGGCCTTCCGCCGTAGTCCTTGAGCCACTCTTGTTTCATGGCGTCACCGCCGGATATCCAGCCGCGAATCTCGTAGGTCGGACACTTGCCAGTCACCAAAACGTATTTGGAGTCTCTTGAATCGCCGGGCCTAACAATCAACTCGTAGTCTTCCTTGCTGCGAGTCTTGACCTGAATGCCCGGAAGATCGTTTGCCTTGAAAGAGTCGACGCTTCCATCCCAGTAAACACCCAAACACTTAGCGAGCGCCATCTCGCCACAAGCGCCCTCGATGTGTTCAGACCACCCTAGTCCGTCGAACCCGTATGCGTCTTTTCTTCCAGCCTTGATCGAAGCCAAGTGCCTCATGCGGCCGACGTCCGAAGCCATTGCTGCCTCGTACCACTCAAGCGTCGTTCGCATCGAGAATCCTTTCTGCCTCGGCCTTGCTCGTGACCACCTCGGCGACCGCTCCGCCGATCTCCCTGATCTCTTTCATCCGCTGCACTTGAAGCGGGCGAGGCTTCTTGCCCGGCTGCTTCACCTCAAGGAACACCGCACGCCCATGCTTCACCGTCAACAAATCCGGAACGCCTGCCATCTGCATCGGCCCGCCGGCGATCTTGAACGTCCACCATCCCTTGGCTTTCGCGAGTGCCACGATCGACTTCGTGATGGTGGTTTCGAGCGTCATTTCAGGACATGCCAAGCGTTGTGCCACGTCGATCCCGGGCTGTGCGAGACCTTGTATGCTGACAGGTTGACTTCACTCACCGGCATCACCCAGAACGATTTAGTTGCAATGCTCACGAACACGAATGCGTCGATCTCGTCGTCCCCGTACAGCGCGCCTCGGTCTGTTGCGTGTTTGTTGTTTTTTTCTCTCCGCACGCTGAACTTGTACGAGCCAGTCTTCGGGGACGCCTTCTGCTCGTATGTGCTTTTGACCTGAACCCTGTAAACCTTCGACTCGAACACGCTGACGATGTCGTATCCGTGGTCGTCCTCTGGCCTCGAAGGGGAGATTCCGTGCAGGAGCATCTCGGCCGACGCCAGAAGCCTCCCTACTTCGCCTGCTGCCCTCGAAGATATGGGCGACATTCCTTCGCTCCCTCGATCGCCCAGCCGTTAAAGCAACGGCGGCATGTGCCGCAGACGCCTGCGATGTCGTCGTTCGCGTTCAATGGGCAATCGTTTCCGTACAATTCGCCCCCCTTGGGGTCGTAGCCGTCGCGGAAGATCACCGGGGCGACGAACGGGTCTGGCGGCGTCTCGCCCTTGTCGCACTGATAGCTCCAGAACCACTGGAGACCGGCCGGTGCGAGCTTCTGCATCTCTTCGAGGCGATCCCACGACGTCTTGTCGACTGAGAAATGCACGTAGACGTTCGAGGCAGGCTCGATCGCCGCTGCCAGCTTAGGCTTCCTGCTCACGACCCACTGTGGGATCGTCGGCATGAGCGGCGCGGCCCGGTTGATGCAGTCGACGCTCTCCGCGAACAGGTCTCCGCCGCCGTTCCAGCGGACGAAGTCGAGCTTCAGGCGTCGAGCCCAGTCGGCGATGATCACGGCCATGTGCTTCGGCGAGGCTTTCACGGAATTCATCAGCCTGCTCTGCTTCTTGAGCGAGGCCGTCCACGTCGATGGACCCTTCGCGAAGTAGCAAGTCTCCGCACAGACGATCGTCGGCGTGCATGTGTTGATGATCGGGAAATTCAGCGAGTGGCCGGTGACGCGGTTTACGCTGAACGGGCTCTCGCCGTCGGCAAGGAGGTCGCTGTATATGACGTGTTTTTTGGCGAGGGTTTTTACGGACATTGATTGCCAATCAGTCAATGATGAAAAGCATCTTGTTGGCTTTGTTAAGGCGACGTCGTACCCAACCCGCCTTCATGCGGGCTGAGTGTGCTGCCCGATACTCTGGGTCAGCATGCCTAGCCTTCATGCGGTCTGAGGCCGCTGCACGATAATCCGGGTCCGCGCGCACGGCCTTCATGCGGGCTGATTGTGCTGCCCGATGCTGTGGGTCAGCACACACAGCCTTCATGCGGGCTGATTGTGCTGCCCGATACTCTGGACTCGCGTGCGAGGCTTTCATGCGGGCCAAGTGTGCTGCCCGATACTGTGGGTCTGCATATACAGCCTTCAGGCGGGCTGAGTTTGCTGCCCGAAACTCTGGCCTCGCGTGCGCAGCCTTCATGCGGGCTGAGGTTGCTGCCCGCCAATCTGGGTCCGCACAAGCAGCCTTCAGGCGGGCTGACCGTGCTGCCAGAAACTCTGGGTCCGCACAGATAGCCTTCACGCGCGCTGAGGTTGCTGCCCGCCAATCTGGGTCCGCACAGATAGCCTTCATGCGGGCTGAGTGTGCTGCCCGATACTGTGGGTCCGCACACACAGCCTTCATGCGGGCTGATTGTGCTGCCAGATACTCCGGGTCATACAGAGGACTTCCGCCGAGTCCGCCCAGTGCCCAGTTGTACGTGTCTTTTCTGCAACACCAATCCTCGTCGACGACAGCAGCCTCGCACGCGTAGGCGTCCGCTTTATACTCGAAGACAAACATCGTCGCGCGAGAAAAGTTTGTTTTGCCGTGCTTCTTGATTGCTCGAACGATGGCACGGCCAGACCCTAGATAACCGTCGAACTCTTCGCCATCCTGCCAATGGAC